CTCCCACTCCTCCAACTCCAGGAGGTGATCCTGTGTTACCACCGCCACCGCCACCACCACCTCCAACAGTATACGACTTAGTGTAGAGGGTCATTGTAACACCTGCGCCGCCATTACCTGAAACAGCACCAGTTGCTCCAGCTGCTGAATAGCCACCACCACCGCCACCTCTGTTAGGGTTGGACGACGAACCAGCTCCACCAGCTCGGCCTTGAGAACCAGTACCCGCACCAGGTGTGACACTTCCACCGCCAAAACCACCACAACCGCCACCACCACAAGCTCCAGGTCGTCCGCCAGTTGAAGTTGTTCCACCTGAGCCTCCACCTCCTCCTGTTGCTACAATTGGAGGTGATATTCCAACTGAACTTGAACCACCGTCTCCAACTGGATTGCCTGGAATACCCCCAGCGCCAACCATAATGTTTATAGCGGAAGATGTTTGAAAGGGTTTCATAAAAACGTCGCCAGCTCCACCACCACCGCCAAAGTAGTTAAATCCACCTGCACCACCTCCTCCCACAATGAGAGCTTGTCCTTTAATTGTTTGGCCAAGTGGCGTAAACGTAGATGTACCAGCAGTAGAAAAGGTATGGTACACAGTTCCGTTCGAAACACTAATGACACCTCCTGTGGCGTTGTTAGTGGCTGTGACGCGGCTGGCGTAGCCATTGTACGTAACGAGTTCGCCATCCGAGTACTTTGCACCAAGTACGGCCGAGCTATAAATGAAAGGCCCGCAGTAAAGCCAGAAGTCTGTATTTTTAAAAGGTTCTGGGGCCTGAAAGTCAACTGTACCCGTACGTACATTAGCAATGTAGAGATTGTTGATGGGTGAATTAGGATCCGGGTTCGCAAATGTAACAGGGGTTCCTATTTCATAATTATCATTAGCCTTCCACGGCTTAATGTCCCTGAGCGCACTGAGAGGAGCTGCACCCGAGTTAAAGTATGTTGTGCAGTAGAGCTGGCCGTTCAGACTTAGATCAGTGATTGCATCAATGTTAGGCAGCAACGTAAGCTTTTGCATTATTACCGAAGGAAGTTCTCCAGTAAAGTAATCATCGTACTGATTCTGAAAGCAATTTGCAATGCCTGGATTGACTACATTATCAAGGTAGTACGATGTGCCATAGCCGTAATAATACGGACTTCCAGGCAAGGGCTTAGCAGTCTCTGCATACACATCCGAAGGCCGCCACATAAGTGGTTCATAGGACGAGAGATCAATCTTCGTACTGAATGCAGGCGCAAGCGGGCGGTTCGCATACACCACAGCACTCGTAGCCTGAACCAAGTTAAAGACCGTATCGGCTTCAAACCCAAGTAAGTACGCCGAAGTCACATAATCAAGACGCGATGGCTGCGAGCTGACATAGGGCGATTCCATGTCCTGGTTTTGAAGAGACACTGAGGTGTTGAGGCATTGGACCTTCGTACCTGAGATGCCCTGGTAGAAGTCAAATGAAGGGACGGTCACAGTTGACGCATTAGCACTCGGGGTAGTCGTAATAGTAAACGTAAGGGTGGCCATATTGTCCGCATTCGTAACGTTAGACGATGTCGGTACAGGAAGCTGGGTGCTTGAAGGAATTGTTTGAGTTGCAGTACCACCCGCGACGCTTACCGTAGGCGCTGATCCATAGGTAGGATTTGCCGCATAGAGTGACATACGAAAGTTGGGTGGAGTGCCAATTTCCTTCTTATACTTTGTGAAGAATTCGTTTTGCTTCTTGCTGCACGGAAGTTCAAGAATGTTAGCTCCAGACACATAGTTTGAGAAAAGGGTCGGGTAAAAGTCTTGGATGATTTCGTAGAGATCAGCATAGCCAGGCTCGGTACCGCCCAGATTGGTTGCGCTACTGACGAGCACCTGGCTCAGATCAAGGATTGTCAGCTGGGTTGCAGTGTATGAGCAGCTGAGATACCACTGACCAGACCCAGCTGACGTTTGCGTGGGAGTCGTTATCCATGCGTAGTTGGGAGATGTAGGTTCCCAGCTTCCAAAGGCTCGAACAAGAGCCCTATTGAACGAAAGAAGAAAGAGCTGAATATCCAAGTTAAAGTTGAACTGGCCTTGCCAATACGGACTATTAGGATTGTTCTCAATGTAGGCCTGCAGAGTTCCTTCGCAGGCGGGTGGAGTCTTCTTAAGATCGTTGGGGCTCAAGCCAACGCCGTAGGATGAACGGGAGTACTTAATAGGGAGACTTGACCCCCCTGTGCTAAAGAAACTATACAGTGTGGGGGTTGTAGAGTTAAGGAGTGACGTGTCTACGGCAATGGTAGACCCGTTCGATGTCGAAGGGAACATTGAACCCGACCAATTCATCTCAAAGCCAACCTGCGACTGAAGCTGGTTAATGTTACCTGACGGGTTTGAGCTTCCCTGATCAACCTGAGCAATAAAGGAAGGGAGGGCCTTTGTATCAACGCAGGCCTTTTCCACTGCGACTTGGTATGCACTTGTACGAGGTACAAGGTTTGTAGTTCGCATTTCCTGGAATAGGGCAATCTCGCCATGGGCGCCGTCATCCTCACCCTGAGTACCAGTCAAATACGTTGTATAGTAACGTGGTTCAGGGCCCGGCACAACATCAGCGGAGATTTGCTGTGAATACACATCACCGCCTTGGCCAATTGCTCGTTGGCGTTTCGCGGGGTTTAAATACGACATCCTACTTTCCAATCCTTTTAAAGGTTTGCTCGCATACTACAAGGTCTGGATCTCCCTTTGCTTGGAGTTGTGTAGAGTATGTAGAGATGGGTAGGTCCAGATTCCAACCACGTACGACGACGTGACGACCACATGTGGCTACTGAACCCTTTTGCAACTTTTTCTCATTGTAGTACACAGGCCCTCTATGGGTTTGAATGAGTTCATGAATGAGCGGCCTTACTTCCCCTAGCGTAATTCGTTCACGCTTATCTAACCAGGCCCGCTCGCCATCGGGCTTTATTCCATAGGAATCAAAGTATTCAATGGCATCGCCCTTCTTACTTAGACAGGTCCAATGGCCTTTGACTTTCGATTCGGTGAGGAAAAGGATGACCACGATCCCATCACTAGGGAAAAGGGTTTCGAGCGTTTCCTTTGCCAATTCTGGGTACGTCATAATCCTGACATTTCCCAGTAATTTACGTATGTCATCTTCGCTGAGCTCATAGTCAGCCACTGTCTTAAAGTCAAACCCGTCCATTCCACCGCCTTCGCTCTCGGAAGCCATTGAAACGTAGAAATGCCTAAGCGTTCAACGGTAAAGATCATCGGAAGTAAGGCACAGGTCTTCCATGGTAATGCAACTCACACGTCTGGTGGTCTGAAGAAGGCTGACTTGGTGAAGAACAAGCACGGCCGTATTGTCTCTCGAAAGAAGCAGGCGGCCGGTCTTAAGTCGATTCACTTTTTGATTGATGCAGGGTACGAGCCAGTCAAGGGAAAGTTTGGTCATTCGGGGAAGAAGGGTGGTAAGGAGGCAAAGGAGGATAAGGTTGAGGATAAGGTCCCTACCGAGTCTGGTGAGGTCCAGCCTAAGGTGGAGGATGTTAAGGTGGAGGATGTAAAGGTAGAGTAAATGTTGGTACATGTTGAAACTTAAGCCTTACGGCGTTTAGAAGCCTCTTTTGCCGCCATAGCAATCGTAACGTTTGGGTCCTTTTCCTTGAGTTCCTTGTAGACAGCCGCCACAAGTTTACTCCACTCGGAAACCTTACGTTTAGGCTTTTCGCCTTCTCGCTGACGCTTAGCGGTCGGTTCTGTACCATCTGCAGCAGGCCCACTTTCACCGCCATGCAGATCCGATAAGGAACGCTTACTACTTGGTTTCTTGCCAATCCGGCTTAAGTCATTCAAAGTTGGAACCTTTAGCTGGTCGTCAGTTGCATTGTAAAGCTTATTTCCCATGGAAAGAAGATCCAATGCCTTCGACGGGTCCTTTGCTGCGGCCGATGCGACGGACGATGCGGCCGCAACGCCCTTATCAACCAAATCCTTGAAAAAGTTACCACCTTCGAGGGGAGCGCGATAGAGGGCTCCACCTTCGAGTGGATGGACACCTTCAATTGGCTGGCCACCTGAAAGCTGAGCCTCAAGCTGACTAGGATTGGCAGGGAAGTCAGTAGGCTCTGGTTTGTTAAGTACGTCCTTATCAGGAACGCCAGTATTTGAAGGGTCAGTGACGCCAACAACAAGTCGATCTGGGTTCGAGTAAGCAACCTGAGTATTCATAAAATTGCTCAGTATCGTGTCAGCAATCTCAGTGGGATTGCTTGGGTATCCAGCCTCCTCATTGTCAATCATAAGGAACAATCCATCAACAATCATATCAGAGCATACCTCCACATCGCGGTCAGAAAAGTCAACACTACCACCATAAAGAACCGGCATTTGAGTCCCAGAACCCTCAGGGATACGATGAGAAAACCTACCGCCCTTATTCATTGACGAAATGATTTCCATGCGGCTTTCCTGGACGCCGTCCTCTCCATCCATATTCTCTTCATCACTTTGAAGTTCCTCTGCGGCGCGCTCGCTGCTACCCCTAATACGTTTCTGAGCCTTACGCTCTGCGTCGGTAAGATCGCCTCTCATGTATCGCATTCCACTACCACCAGTTGGCACTGAGGGCTTCGGAGCGAAATTTGGCTGGGGCTTTCCAGGTACATAACTTGGCTGCGAAGGCCGCCGATCAACGGTAGGAGTTGGTTCGATAGAAGGGGGTACATAGACCTTAGGTGTGGGGTAAGGAACACTTGTTCCTTCAGGGGTAGGCATAGGCGGTGACGGAGGTGACTTTTCAATCGGAACAAGGGTTGGAGTTGCATACCTCTTTGCGAGCTCTGCCTCCTCCAATTCCTGGCTTACGTTCTGAATTCTTGGGAGAAATTTTTCGAGCGCAGCAGCTTTTCCCTTGTTAATGGCGCCCTGTTCAGTAATGTTACGCCTTGTGTCAAAATAGCTTTGGCCAGTCTCTTTGATTGTATTTGCAAAGCCACCAATGACCTTACCCAGAAACGAAGCCGTATCAGGAAATCCAGTACCAGTAATAAAAGTAAGGACTCGCTGGCTGCTCCAAAGCCCAAATGTTGCCCGTGACAAGTGACTCGCGGCTGGTCCCAAGACACTTCCAGCCAATCCCACGAGTGTTGCAGAACGGGGCCCGACAAGTGCCTCTGTGAGCCCTACTGTTGGCTTCAAAATGCCTTCACTGATAGAGTAATCGTTTGCACTAGGTGCACCCCCAGCAGCAATCATAGATCCCATCGAACTAAGTCCCTGCATTGCTAACCCTCCTAGGCCGACCTGAACAATACCCTTACCAATAGATTGAATAGTACTCAAAGCAGACGACTTTGCACCAGGAGGCTGCGGACGCTGTGCAGCTACCACGGGCACTTTCTTCTCGGCCTTAGAATTACGCCTCTCAATCGTTGCCTTGGTTGCCATTGCAAGTGCCTGTATTGCTGTCTGAGATAGATTCGTGTTTGCTGCAATAAGAGCCTTAGCAAGTGCAGTAACAGTAGGATCACCAACTCTTTTGACTGGAGGCGCTGCAACCATCTGCAAATCTCCTGGCTGTGCGGCAGGAGTTGCCGCAGGCTGTCCATCTGGCGCTGCGGCCGGTGTAGGAGCCGGTGCCGCGGGCGTAGGTGCTGGCGCTGCTGCAGGGCGTGCCACTGAGCCACGTCTCGTTCGTACCCCACCCTGAAGGTAGCGATGGAACTGGTCATCCCGCCTAACAATTGGATTGTCCAGAAAGCTAAGCCATCCTTCGCCATGGTAATCAGCACCAGGAAAGAACTTCCCATTAGCCAGCTCCGTAGACCGACGCAGTCGATAATTATGGTATGGCACATAAAAGTCGTCCGAAAGAAGGTTACGCGGAAGAGCGCCACTCTGTCTAAGCTCATCATAACGTTGGTTAAAGCCAGCGAGTTGATCTGAATCCATAGCACGTACTTCACCAATCTTGGCATTGAATTTATCCGCAGGAAGCTTACTGATTTCGGTACCACTAAGATGGAGAATATCACCGGGTTCCATTGGCTCGACATTGCTCGATGTGACGGGTTCTGATGCTAGGGCGGACGCATCTAGAGTGGGTTCAGGAACTGCCGGCGCAGTTGAGGCAGCCACTTCTGGTGCCGGTGCGGTTGATGCAGCCTCTGGTGCCGGTGCGGTTGATGCAGCCACTTCTGGCGCCGGTGCAGCCGCGGCCGCAGCCGCGGCCGCAGCTGCCGCAGCCGCTGCCTGCTCACCAGGCTGTGGTGCTTGAACGTTACCAACCTTTGACAGCGATTCGTCAGTGCTATCAAGTCGTGGATCAGATGGAAGTGGCATAATACGGCGCGAACGAACGACTTGGAGGAGATTATTAAGCGCAGACCCAACAGGAATAAGGTTCTTCTTTCTCCTACGGTCCATTTGTAGGAAATTGTTGATTTCGTTCTGAACAGCAGCACCATCCTCAAGAGATCCATAAGAAAAGGAAGCATATGCCTGAGCAACCATTCCAACTTCCTCATTGAACGTTTCAATGTTATCCTTCTGTTCGGGTGTGGGTTCCATCCCGTCATCAGGCAAAAAGTTAGGGTCCTCCAGTTTACGACGCAAGTCTTGAACCTTATTAATAATAGCAGCCCCTGCTCGGACATTCTGAAGCCTACGCATGTCTGGGACACGATCGCCAAGCTTGAGTTCTTTCAAATTGTCAATGCGTGCAGCATGCTGAACGCCGCGAATAGAAGCCATGTACTGCTCATCGGCTATACTATTCAAGCCTACACCCTGGTGCCAGTTCTCATAGTTCAATGTCATTCCCTCAACATTATCACTTCCCACGATAGCCTGGTTGGTATAGTGCGTATTGGTCCATTTATTTGCAAGCGGGTCCACATACGTTGGCAGGCGGAGCTGTCCAGGCATCGAAGTTTTGAAGATTTCCGCCTGTGCGGCATAGGTGTGTGGTTTTCCGATGCTTCGCGCATTGGCAAGTGCATACCAGTGCGCAGTGCATCGTTCGTACACATTACTATTATTGTCAATGCGCGCTTGAACCTCGTGATAATCGAGGTTCGAGTGACTCTCGTTAAAATAAGGATTCAACCCCATGTCGACTGACAACGGGCCCACAATCTACCATGAATTTTGATATGTTCACACTATCAGTCGTTGACTATACAACATCTCTTTTCGTTTCGATTGTTATCTGCATAACACTCATCCTTGCTGCTGAGTTCACAAAGACTTGCTTTCAAAGCATTGGGCCTTCAGATCAGGAAAAGAATGAAGCGCTCTTAGAGGAGCCTTCAGATGTCGAATACATTCCCAACCCAACTCCAAAGGTTTGCAGGCTTCATACTCCCTGCTGCTCTCCAATCGCATACGAGTCTATGAACCAGAACTTTCCAAGCCCAAATCCGAACGACCCGCTCAATGAAGCACTTTCACTTTACGAACTGAGCGACACATCAACAGACTCGTCCTACACTCCAGGATCGCCTCATCCAGACGATAGTAATTTCGAAGACGACCTTGGTGACACAATTTGGATACGGCCGCGTCGCCGCCCTCGTGTTCGCCGTGTTCCAAGGGTTAATTTCGATACACCGCATAAGGAGTAGTTGTTTAGGCTTCAGTTTCACTTTCTGAACTCGAATCCTTTTCCCCGTCTACCTTTTCTTTCTTCACCTTTGGCTCCTTAAAGAGACCACTAGGTCGACGTTTCTTAGCGACACGCTCCTCGCGATCCTCATGCAAAAGATATGCACCGTTCTCGTGTATAACAATCGGTGGAAAGGAAGTTCGCAGGCACACCCAACGTGATGGTAGATAGCGCATCTTTTTAATCTCACGGCCATCTGCGCCAGCATAGGACCCAAGGAGCGTGTTGAGTTGCTTCAGACTGGCTCCATTGGGGAAGATGCAAAACTGATTACTCTCCCCCAACCAAAGGCGTGTTCGCTTATAGTCCGTAAGGAGGTGAGAGCAATTCAGAATTGAAGCGGCCGCGTGGCGGCCGGTAGTTGCAATCATATCAACCACCCGTTGAATTGCATGAAAGACTTCCTTATTTGAGCGCTCAAACCCTTCAATGTCGTCAAGTACTAATAGACTTTCAGCAAAGTAGTCAAGTTCAGGGGGATCCTCTACCCACTGTTCAGGATCAATACGGTCTGCGGCCTTGGCATCATCAATCGTAGTATCTTCCTTCAGGTATGAAACAAGACGGATAGGCCGTCTAGGAAAGAGACGTTCATAGCGCTTAATAAAGTTTCTCGCAATGTAAGACTTTCCGCTGCCACTCTTTCCGCCCACCATGATTACATCGCGACCCTTAGGATCGTGCGTTGGTTCCAAAGCAAACTTCTCGCCTTTATTCAGTGTTATAGGACCCTTTGACTCTGAATCGGGATCCAAGACGAGTACATCGCCGTCACGAGAACCAGCGCCATAAATAACAGCAAGCGCTGTTTGATTTGATCCCTTTTTAAGCTTTCCTGAAGCGATCGAAAGCATTGTAAGCTTATTTTCACACTACATCACGTTACTATGTGTTTATATGGGCTGATTTTATGCGTTTAGGTATTTAGTTGGAATTTAGTCGGAAGTTAGTCGGAATGCTCTGCTGAGAGCTCGTACAGGCACCCGCCGGGCATCATGTGGGCGCGCTGCTCCGGAGCGTCGTCGCGACAGCCCTGACAGAGAATGCGACGCGTCCCGGTCTCCTCTACTGCCTTCGAAACCGCTGAGAAGGCCGATGGCTCGGACCGCGCAAGCTTGGAGCGCTTGGGAGCGGGAGCAGGTGGCGGCACGTCCTCGCGACGCACGCGCTCCGGTGAAGCATGAATCGCTCGTGGCGCTGCAAGCTGTGCGCTAGGCTCCTCCGTTTCGTTGGCGATAACGAAACCCTCCGGGAGCAGAGCAGTAGGCTCTACGTTCTCAAAGATGATCTCACGGGCGCGAAGGCAGCACGACATTGCGCCGTTGACCAGCGCAAAGTGGCTCACGGTGAACTTGAGGCTGTGAATGAGACCCTGGCGCAGATCTCCAGGGCCAACGTAGCGCATCTTAGGCTCACCGACTGCAATAGCCCCACGGCGGCGGAGGAGCGTGGCAACCGTCTTGGCCCCCGACGGCGCAGTGCCAGTCACAATCACAAAACGTGTTGCGTTGGGCGGTAGGCTCTCAATCTGGTCCGTGTACTGCACATTTGAAGTGTATGAGCCCTGCTGGGTTTCCTTGATGTCAAAGGAATCCACCTCCGTGCCACGACCAGCAATGCGGAAACGCAGCAGAGTAGAAAAGTTGGGCGAGCCATCAGCATTGTAACGAGCCAAAGGCTTTGGGTGCTTAAGAGCAATAGCCGTACGGTCCTTACGAATGAACTCGGCGTCCTTTGGATTGAAAAGCTTGTCTGCGTTCTCAATTGCATGCTCCTGCAGCTCGAGATCAAGGCCGTGCATTGACTCCCAGATTACCGGGGTCATCTTGATTGCAAAGGAAAGGTTTCCACGGCCCTTACTCATTACCTCGGCAACTGAAGTGCATTCAAGTGGCATGGTAACTGGATAGCACTCGACTGGAGGCTGTCCCTTGCTAATGAGTTCAATGGAATTCATACCACCGAGTAAGTTAACTAGCCCGGTCGTATCGCCCTTCTTTGCAGGCTGAAACTGGATGACCTTCTTCCATTCCTTCTTACCCGGTAGAATGTGAGCCATCTGGGTAGTATGACGCCTTTTTTCTCAGTAGACTCGTGTAATCACACTTTTTTTATTTTTATGAAACACTAGGACACCTCCTCCTCCTCATCGTCCTCGTCCGTGGCCTCCCCCCTCTGACGCTTACGAGCCAAAGCAGCCGCCTCCCGATTGCGTCTACGACGCTCGGCACAGACTTCACACTTCGTGTTAATCTGCTGAACTTGACGACGTCCCTCCTCCAACCCTTGCTTATAGGCGATAGAAAAAAAAGACTCGTGTAAAATCTTGATGACATCAGTCTGATTCATTTCATGTAGACTCTGCGCATTAGTGATGAGTTGGAGCAAATCAGCAGTCTTCCTAGCACGCTCAACTACTTTAGCCGGATCAGTAGGAGTAGGACTGGCGAGTAAGCATTGTAAGTCCTCCTTATATCCATCTAGTAAGCTCTGTTCCATTTTACGTTTCTCCTCTTCCCATGAGGTTGCCTTCCCGAGCACCCATTTTCCGGCCATTTTTTATATTTTTTCAAAAAGGTCCAATAATTAATTATGAGCGTTCGGAGCGTCAGCCGATCGGCGACTGACAAAGCAGTAGCAAAATCTAGGGCGTATGCGTTTAACATACCTTTAGACCCACATTCCTATGGAGATGACCTAAGTAAAGCAGCTGACTGGACTCCAGACCCATGTCCTGATCTCTTTGGAAATACATATGCTTGTGGCTACGTTTCAGCGCAGGCATATGGAGCCGACACACTCGTAACGTTTCGAGGTTATGCCGAGTTTCGCTCACAGATATCAGTTGGACAGATTACGGCGTGGCTGGGGACAAAGTCTGTACTTACGCCGGTACAGTTGAAGGATCGAGATCATTACATTGCACAGATTCGTACGGCAAAAGATAAGGTGGATAGTGACGATCTTATTTCGAAGGCCTGGGAAGTGGGGTCTCAGGCACGCCTCTCAGAACAAGGCAAGCGCAACGACTTCTTTGACATACGCGACATTCTAAAGAAAAATGGCCCGATTGAAGGTCGCAAGATCATCGCCGAGAACTACCCTGGACATTTCATGCGATTTGCTGGTGGTATTGAGCGTCTCGCGAATGTCCTCCAACCCACGCTTGCGGACTCAGATTTCGTACCGCGTATCTGGCAGGAGGCGATTATCAGCATTGTCAAGAAGCCCGCGCATAACCGTTGGATATGGTGGATCTACGACGACAAAGGTGGTATGGGTAAAAGTCGCCTTACCACTCATCTCTGTTCCGAGTACAATGCAATTGAACTGAGCGGCCGCTTTCAGGACATTGCTCACGGATACAACTCACAGCCAATTGTGATATTCGACATACCACGCGCAGAAAAGCTTGAAATGCTTCTTGATTTGTATAAGGCGGCCGAGGCGTTTAAGAATGGATCGATCTTTAGCCCAAAGTATGAGAGCTGCCTCAAGCGCTTTAAAGTGCCTCACGTATTCTTCTTTTCCAACCAACCGGCTCCCGCAGGGGTCTGGAGTGCAGACCGCCTACAATTCATCCAACTCAGCACGCCGCCTGGATTTTCACCCACGTCGGTACCAATCGACCCTTCAATTGTCGAGGAGGACGGGCCGTCTGGGGTAGCGCTGTACCAGCAACTTTCCGCTGAAATTAAGTTGCGCCGAGACGAGGAAAGAAAAGCAAAGCATGATAGGGAGGATGGCATTGAATTGGTTGAAACGTAATACTAGACTCGCTTAAATTTCCTTTGGTAAGCACGGGCGTTAGCTTTAACCGTTTTATGCGGACCCCATAGAATGTGATACGAAAGATACCCGGCTCTCTTCGGATCATTAGTTTGTAGATCCTTTTTATGACGATTCCTATACAGATCTCTTTGCTTTTTGTCGTGTGTTAAGGTATAGTCGTCCATTCCTTTCGCTCCAAACTTGGTCCGTGTCCCGTCCTTAAATTCTGCAATCCATTTATGCTTACCATCTTTGGCGGGCTTAATTTTCATTTAGAAACGACTGCTAGGCGTTTTTGACATTACGATACACAGCCCTAAGCTGCCGTTTCGCTTTTGATTTACTCAATGGCTTACGCGACAGCGGACGGCCTGTGATGCTGTTTACTACCTTGAAACCATTAGTCCGTATTTTGCGTCGACCAACCGTAGACACCTTAGTAGATCGCCTTATTTCGAATGGCATCTCAATCTCGGAAGTGGTGTAAGTATAGAGCCGCCGTCCTCCGCCGCCCCTCCCTCTCTTAAGCCCACTTCCGAGGATGAGCGTATGTTTAGTCCGATGGAATGCTCGGGAGTTTCGGATTTCGGCGAAACTGAAAACCCTAACCCTAGGATGTCTTGACGGTTGGGCGAAACGCCTTTCCTAGGGTTAGCCTAGGGTTAGGGTCGTTTTTGTCTTAGGGTTAGGATTAGGGTTAGGATTAGGGTTAGGACTAGGGTTAGGGTTAGGACTAGGGTTAGGGTTACCTGTAGGTAACCCTAACCCTAGTCCTAACCCTAACCC